TCTTCTGATGGATCGGCATCCGAATCCTCAGAAAATGTGAAGTCATAAAGAAGTGCTTCGCCGCCGGGAGCCGCAGATGAATTATAACCTAAAGAATAAGTACTCACATCACTCTCCTGTTCGAATGATGTGACAATGTCATCGGGTGGCTGATAAGTATTACGATAATCAATCGGCTGCTGGCCTTGATAGTATGCTTGCTGAGCGTTCGATACGTTATTCCGTGCTGATTTATCGTTATGTCTCTGTATTAAAGCGGACGCAACTGACGACAATCCAGACACAACGGACGACATAGCCTTGTCATTCTTTGATAACTTGGCCAAACCGGCTCCAGCTGACGATGCTAGCGACTTAACGCCATTATATATTTTAAGCGCAGTCAATTTTAGCGCTTCAGCCGTCTTGGCAGCTGCTTTCTTAACAGTTGCTGCAACAGATTTAATAACAAATTTATATACAGGTTTAATGAACTTTTGATAAGCAGGTTTTATATAATTCTGATATATAGGATTGAGCACCTTATTGTAAGCTCCAGATGCAACGCCTTTAACTATAGAAGCCCCAGTCGATACTATCTTAGTGAAAGCGCCCCATGCCGCAGACAAGGCAGATCCAGCTGCACCTATAATATCGCCCTCACTTAACATAACATGTGGTGAATTAGCGACTTCAATCTGCAAATTAATCACCGCGTCTCGCAAGTCGCGCCAATACACATCAGACAACAGCATTTCATCGTCTGTCATCAATTGCATAAAATCGATTTCCATAATTAACCTCCTAATGTCCATACTGACGTGACGGTAGTACAGCTACCTCAGATGGAGTTAATGAAAAGAATTGCTTACTGATTAGATCATCCAATTCATGCCCAGGTGCGTCATACCATATAGTTTTAACGGGTTTGGTAGCAAAGATCATCAACCGCCCGTTATCAAACGCAAGATCTACGTGTGCATTCGTCATGATGTTCACAGATTCGTGACATCGCGGCATAAAATGAAAATGATTATCTTCGACGTATATAATACACGGAATATCGCTAAAAAGTTTATTTAGCCAATTGAGTATACTGCGCTTATACATGAAATATGGATTATAAGCATGATTAAACACATGGCGTGAAGATAAATCAAAAGCCAATCCCATTCTATGAGTAGCGCTATCTTTAATAACCGCGGTAACTACAAATTTGGCAGCGGGATACTCCCTAGCGCGCTCACAGACCTTAAGTAATAACCACTTAGTGGTTGGTTGTAACAATTTATGATTAGCAAGATTGCTAATAGCCTGAAGATCAAAAACAGAGGATCCCTGGTCTCCGATAGTCTGCGGAGATTTATTAAAACCTACATCTCCTGAGTCGACATCCAGCTGATATACCGCGGAATCAGTGAGTCGGTCTGTTACATTCACATTTAGTACATCAAGATACCGGTCTTCAGTCGACTCCGTTTCTTCAACAAAGCCAACATCTTCAAATGCGAAGGTTGAGGAAACAGGTATAACATACTCGGTTAAAGGGAATCGGCGTAGAGAATAGTCTTCAGACAACAATCCCCCGACATCCGATTGATTTTCAGAACTGGTATCGGAAGATTCTGGATTCTTAGGGTCAATTTTCGGTCGCTGAATCTTCGGCCTTGATTGCGGAATGAGTAACGTCATCATTTTATCGTCATCGATAGGTATGGTTTTCGGCCATAAAATAGTCGGTTGGATAGAGCCTTCTTTTAGTATGTTAGGATCAGAAACGGAATTGGCTGCTTTCCAATACAGAGATGAACGACCAGTCTTTCCAGTAGAGAAAGAAAATAGGTCTTTTGATAAATAATTATTAATAAATTCATATCCAACAGCTGCTAGTGGTGACGCAATAGACAAGACTCCGGCCTGACCTGCGACAGGCTGAGTGAAATAATGAGCGGATTCAGGTGAATCAATCGAGTCGCGCGAAAGCCAACAACCGTAAAATATAGCTGTGTCCTTGACATATACAGCATATCCAGGGTCGTTAGATTGAGAAAGATCAATCAACGACTGCAGCATAGCAGGGTAATGGCGTGATTCTTTATCCTTAACATATAACGACTTCGATACAACTTTAGGCCCTTCACGTATGTCGCGGACGTTATAAACATTGCCAACTTGATGACTAGCTTGATTTAACAATGCATTATATGCGACCATAAGTGATTGTCTCTGGGAATCAGTCCAGTCGCTTGTTAGAAATTGAATCCATTGTTCCGGTGTAACCAGGTTAGCTGGAACAGAAGACAGATAAAATTTTCCGATGTCAAAAGATGTAATAGCTGGCGCGCGTTTAACAACACTAGAAGATGATTTAGAAGATACAGCATCGATGTAATCAGACCGAGAATAAGCAGTACGATCGTGGCTACGATTAACAAATACTGATCTTTCAACACCATTGGATGTTATCATATTAAACCTCCTATATCAGCAAGCACTATGCTAAAGCTGATAACGAATTACGATACGTATAAAAAAGAATAATAGAAGCAAGGGGCGCGTGAGCGACATGAGGACCACTTGGAGCCGGTGGTATATTATGTGGCATACAGGCAATGGAATTATATCCATTACCATAGATAGGAGATCCAGGAGTAGGATTAAGCGTCATACGCCTGCCAATACCGGAGCAAGCAACTTCACGGCCGGCAGGATCGAATGCGTGGCCCACATCAG